TCCGCTCCCGGCGGGATCGTCTGCTTGCCCCGGACGATTCCTGTCTCGATAGTAACGCTGTTGGAATCGGAGCCAACAAGGAGCGATCCGGCGGAGGCGCTCTCCAGGCCGTAGCCAATTTCAGCTACCCTGAGCGCCAGCGTCCAGGCCTCCGAACCCACCCCGGCGTCCGCCACCACGGGGGTGGTGGATCGGATCAGGGCGAACTCTGAGGAAATTCCGGTGTCGCTGGCCAGCAGCCGGGCCGAGAGGCTCGTATCCTCCAGAGAGTGGCCAACATCCTCCAGCAACGCTGGGAAGCCCGTAGAGGCGCTCTCACCCAGGGAGGTGCCCTGATCCGTCCCCAGGAGGATCGTGGCCACAGCGGCGCTCTCAGCGCCTCCCAGGGCGTCTGCCACAACGCTCAGTCGGCCGATGGTGGCGAACTCGTAGCTGAGCGAGTTCAGGTCGGCCGTGGAGACGCTGACCGTGGCCTGAGCAATTTCAGTAGCTGAGCTATTGGCATCCTCGACCGGCCTGCCCAGAAGGAGCGTCTCCGTCACCGGCCCGGAGGCATCGCTGACCACTACCGTCTGGGCCAGCAGCAGGCCCTCATCCAAGCCGCTGCCCTGGTCGGCGCTCGTTATCGTCAGCCTGGTCGCCTCGACAGTGCTGAAATTCTGGTCTGCCTCCAGCAGCACGGCAGTGGCCGCTTGCGCGACCTCGTCCGTCGGCCCGTTCGCGTCGGCGGCGAAGAGGAAGTAGTGCGTCGTCAGCGCGGCAGCCTCGCTGGCAATCCCGCTGTCGGCCAGCGTGAAGCCGAGCTTGGCGCTCTCCGTGCCCAGACCCTGCTCGCTGAGCAGTAATTTCAGGGCCGCTGTATCGCTGCCCGTGCCCGCGTCGAAGGTAGCGAACGCGAGCTTGAGCATCTCGCTGCTCGTGCCGGAGTCGCTGACGACGTAGAGCGTCCGGATCTCTACCGCAGCCGACTCGCTCGTCGCTCCGTTTACATCCGCCGTGGCGGCAGTGAAGCTGACGGTCGCCGTCTCGGTCGCGGTCGGATAGGGCGCGTAGTAGGGCAGCGCCGCATAGCTGGCGATCTGGGCCGGGATGGCGGCGTAGGTGGCGAACTCGGACGGCAGCCCTGCGTAGCTGCGCGCAACCGGATCGCTGACTGTAATTCCAATCGACGCCTGCTCGGCTGCGCTACCGCTGTCGGCGGCGACAATCAGAACTACCGGCGGAGGAGTAATTTCAGATGTCGCGCCGTTGAAATCTGAAACGGCTACACCGACAAACGCAATTTCAGTCGCAGTACCGGAATCGGTGCCCAGCAAGCCGGAAGAGGCGTAGCCCTCCCCGAAGTAGGGCCAGCCGAATGCGTTGGTGCCGAACATCTAGGAAACTCTCACCGGTACGACTCGAAGCCAACGGGTATGCCAAGTGGCTGTACCAGCCGTGCTGTTGTGATAGCGCACACGCAATTCATCGTTGGCTGCCAACGTAAAGCGATCTTCCGCAACGCCAAACGGCTCTGTGTTATTAGCCGCAGGGATTTGCAAACTTCGACCAGATCCCGCAGTAACAGTACCGATGTAATTCGAGATCCATATTTGTCCACCAGCAGCCGTATGAATCCCCATCGCGCTGCTCATCACGTTATACTCACCCGCTCTTGGCACAACAATCCTCGGCCCGACTGTCGCTAAATCCAACCAAGTGCCAGTCGTTGTCGTTGTTTCAGCTGTGTATACCCTCGCACTTGCATCCGCACCACCGATAAATTCCCACTTGTACGCGCTCGTCGATCCTGCATTGTAACGGAAGCGCCACTGGTAGGTCGGATTTGAAATTGAATCAACGAGGATTGCTTCTTGCCCGTCTACCGGACTCGCGGGTAGTGAAATTCCATAGCTCGGTGTACCAGGCCCTGGTGGGCCTTGCATCCCACCAACGAGCGCCATAGCGAATTCCACGCCGTATCGTCCGGTCGCGCTACTTACCTCAGTATTTACATTGGAGCCGCTATCTTGCAGGTACGTCAATTCAACGTAGTCACCGACATTGAGTTGATGAATCGAGGAGGCAGCAGCATGAGGATTAGATCCTCCAGCCGCTATGGTCGCTCCAATCATCCCACCCTCAGAAATGAAAATACTTCCGTTGAGTCGAATCCCGGCCATTCGGTTTAAGCCACCAACGGCCGCAGCATTGAGTTGCACCATTCCCCAAATGAAATACGTACCAGCAATCTGACAGGTCAGGCGCGTAGGAAAACTCGCGCTCCACTGCAATGGAGAGCCGGTGTCCCAGCGCACACTGTCGAAGATCAGGGGCGACCAACCACCGCCAATTACTTGTGCTGTCGAGCGATACACCCGCACCGAAGGCTGTATTGGTGGTACTGTAATTCCGGTCGGCCAGAGCGGCACCCAATCAACGGTTGCAGGATCGGGAACACTCATGAGACACGCACCGGAGTGATCCCTAATGCGCGTGGTGACACCGTTGCTCCAGCGCTTCCGGAGTAGATGCCGACCTTGATCTGAGCACCTGCTGCCACGGCATTCACCGGCAGCGGCACACATGACGCACCACCCCACATGCCCGCCACGACGGAGAAATAGCAGGACGTACCTACCGGCCCAGTGGTGTACGGCGCTACAGCGCCCCAGCTAGCAGCCGCATTGTTGATACCCGCATGCGCCTGCACCATGTAGTCGCCTGCTCGCGGGGCTGTGAACGCTGGAACTGCCACGGTATTCCAGCCTGCCGCGATAGCGATGCTGTCGGCAGCGCTTCCCGTCCACGGCGAGCCACCGACAAATTCCCACTTGTACGCGGATGTGGAATTTCCGTTGTAGCGAAAGTGCCACTGGTAGGTCGGATTTGAAATTGAGTCCACCAGCACAGCTTCCTGCCCGTCGTAGGGCGAAGTCGGCAGGGAAGTTCCGTAAGCGCTCGTGCCGGGAGCCATCGGCCAGACGGCAGGCGCAGCAGTCGTCGGCCTGACACAAAGATAGGTAATTCCATCACGAACGACAATATCGCCGTCCGCGTAGGAATTTCCTGGCACGTACGCGCCGTTGTAGCGCAGATCGACCGCGCCGTTCAAATTCCAGAGCGGCACCCAGTTCGTCGTCGCAGGAGCCGGTGTGCTCACGCCACACGCACCGGAAGAACACTGAGATACCGCTTCTGAAACTGCGCGTTAGCTGCCGAAGCGTAGTAGCGCAGCCGCACATCGTTCCCCATCACAACGCCGTTTAGTGACTCCATCGACACAGCAGCCCAAGCATTTGAAATGCAAATCGTTGCTAGCTGGTTGTACGAGCCGGGGTCGCTTGCGCCGACTGCGATTCCAGCGATGATGAACGTCCCGGCTGCCCCATGAGTTCCCGTGCAGCCCGCTTGAACCGTATAGTCGCCGCCGCGAGGGACGATGAACCGAGGCCCCACTGTTGCCAGATCCGACCAAGTCGTGGCCGAAGCCAGTGTCTCCACGGTTGGAACAGATACGAATACGCGGCTTCCGCCGACGAACTCCCACTTGTAGGCCGACGACGATCCGGCGTTGTATCTGAACCGCCACTGGTAGGTCGGGTTGGTCAAGCTATCGACCAGGATCGCCTCCTGCCCGTCGAGGGGTGAAATTGGCAGGCTCGTCCCGTAGGCAGGTGTGGGCAGCGGCGCGGGCGTCGGGCCTCCCGGCCAGGCCACCGGCGCGGCGCTGGTCGGCTTCACGCAGAGATAGGCAATCCCGTTGTAGACGACGATCTCGCCGTCGCTGTAGGTGGGGCCAGCGCTGAAATTCCCGTCGTAGACCAGATCCTCCGCGTCGGCCAGCGTCTTGGCGGTGATCGTGGCTGCCAGCTGGTCACCGATTGAAATTGCCCTGGCGCTCGATCCCTCCTGCGTGCGAGAGATCGTCAGCGTATCGGTCGCGAGAGCGGTACAGCGGACGATCTCGGCATTGCTGGTGATCGGCAGCGTGTTGGGCGGCCAGACGGTCGCGTTGAAGGGCGGCGTCGGAAATTTCACACCGTCGCCCGCAGCCACGACCAGCGAAGTCCCCGAGCTAGCCGGAGCGGGCGCGGTAGCAACGGTGCTATAGGCGAAATTCTTGTGCTGGTCAGGGATCACAGCACCCTCATGAACGTGTTGACGATGATCGTCGGTTGCGTGCAGCGCACGGTCGAGCCGGAGCCGGTATTGCCGGTGCCGAGGCTGCCTGCGCTGACCGTGATCCCGGTACCGGCACCGTAGATGCCGATCCCGGTCGCCTGCCCCTTCGCCATCCAGTGATCGCCGTAGTCAGTCGAGGTAGAAGTACCGCCGTAGCCCATGTAGTCCTCGGAGCCGCCTCCGAACTGGCGCAGGTTGATCACGTGCGCGTGTGTCGGGTCGGAGACACTGTGGGCATGGGTCGGATCTGAAATTCCAGGAGCACCGGTGATCCCGTGGTTGTGCGCAGGCAGGTTGCCCGTGACCAACGTGATTCCTTCCGCGCCCAAGACCGCGCCCAGGGTGGCCCCGGAGACGCCTGAAATTGCTGCCGTGATCCTGTTCGCGGCGGTGCCACCCATATCGTCCTTGCCTGCGCCGATCCTGCCCCGGTAGTCGGGCAGCGTGATGTTGGTTCCAGCCGTGCCGCCGTAGGGGCGGCCCGAGTTGTCGCCCAGGGTCTGTAATTGCGGATAGGCGGAAGCAAGCACGTTCTGGCCGTAGGGCAAGAGCGTCCAGGAAGGTAATTGCCCCGAGGCCCAGGGCCAGTCCATGACCGCGCCCAGCAGCATCCCCTTGGTGTTGCCGAGCGCGGTGTCGGTCGCCTCCGCCAGCGCCTTCAGATCCGGCTGGACGTTCGGGACATTCGCCAGTTCCGGATAGGGAAGAGCGAAATTCGCCGTCGTGCCCATGCGGCTACGACAATGAAATTTGAGCCGTGAGCGTCCAGGTGCCGCTGGCCTTGGTGCCCAGCGAGGCCACCTTACGGTTGAGGTTGGTCGTACCGAGCAGGAAACCCGCACCCGAGCCCGAGGTCGCTCCCGCCGCCACCGTCCACTCGGCCCAGGCGTAGTTCGCCTCGCCGGTGGTGAAATCCGACTGGAAGCTGACAGTCTGCGCCGAGCGGGATGGATAGGCCGCGTTCATCGCCTTGTAGAACTTGTTGGTCGCAGCCTGTAATTCTGTCTGGGTCGCCGCTTCCGCCGTGACCGAGTCACCAACACCGATGAAGGCATTGGCGTTCGACCAGGGGTTGCCCACCACCTGATTGGAAACCGGCGTGGCGATCATCGTCATGTCTTGCAGCCGCTGGATGCCCTCGTTCAGGAGCAAATTTCCCTCAATAGCCTCCGTCACCTCCGGCTGCACGTACCTGCGCAGCAACGCTGATGAAATTGCTAGCGGGATCTCGATCCCCAGCCTGCGGCGCGCGTACTCACACGCTTCCTCGCTCCACTTGTCGCAGAGCCAGATCGTCTCGTACATCAGCTACCGCCCTTCGGGACGCCGTTGGCGGCGACTCCGCCGTCGCTCGCACGCACCGCCTGAATTTCCATCTCGGCCAGCGAGCGCAGTTCGACCGGCACCGGCTGTCCGCTCGCCTCCAGCTGGGCCAGCAGCGCCTTGGCGTTGTCCGAGATGCTGAGCAGGCTTAGCTCGCCCGGCGGACGCGGGATGTGGTCGGGATGCAGCGCTGCCTCCGGATCGTCGCTGAGCGAGCCGCCGCTGATCAGAGCGGCGACCATCTCCTGTGCTGATGCAACTGCCGAGGCTCCTTCGTCTTCTCCCCGTCGGTCTTCCACAGCCGCCGCAGCCAACGCCGCACTCTCCTCAAAGTCTTCAAAGGAAATCATCTCCCCAGGCCGGAACAGCTTCTCCGAGAAGGGCAGATTGATGACGGTCAGCGCCTTGTACTGGTCGGGCAAAATTTCACCGTCCTCTCAAGTGAAATCGGCGGACACCCAGGAAGTATCCGCCGATCCCGATTTTCATCTGCCCTCCGCCTTACGTCGGCGACGTAGCCAGGGTGACTTTCTGCACCGAGTTGGGCAGATCGGTGTAGAGCGTCCGCCTGGTTCTCGCCACCTGCTGGCCCTCCACGAGCCGCGAGATGTCGGCCGGGCCGATATCGACGCGCAGGTCGTGATGGACAAGCTCCTTCATCCGCAACCGTGGCGCGATGAAATAGCACGTCCCGGCGGTGACGCCGGGGTAGGTGTAGTTCTTGAGCCCGTTGGTCACGGTCGCGCCGTTGTAGTAGATGATCCCTTCCACGGGAACGCGCCGCAGCGGGTTGCCCGCCGAGTCGATCACCGGCGTCAGCAGTGCGTCCTCGATCTGGAAGCGATCCGCCTCGTTGGCCAGGATCCAGGTCGGGATCCGCTGCGGCACCGCCAGCGCAGCCGTGCGGTACGCCTGCTGAAATCCGACCAGCGTGTTCGCCTGGAGCGATCCCTGTCCCGTCACCGCCGCCGTCGAGTTGCCGCCCGCATAGGTGAAGGCGATGATCGGGGAGAGGTGGTTGTGATTCAGGAGGTAATTGTACGCCCGCCCAAAGGCACGGGAGTTCATGCCAATTTCATACGAGCGGTCGTACTCCAGCATGTCCTCCGTCCACTCGAAGCCGCCCGCGTAGGTCTGGACGGGAATGAACGTCGGCGCTCCCGACTTGGCCAGCGTCCCGAAGATGATCTCGCCCGCCTCGAATTTCTCCAGGAAGACGATGTTCGCGTCGAAGAGCACGTCGCCGCCGATCTGCACGGAGCCGCCGGGGAACGGCCCGGTGATCCGCTCGTACAGCGGCTGGTAGAGCAGCGGCACCTCGGCCAGGCCCACGTCGATGTCGATCCGCACCTTCTCCAGCAGATCCATCGCGCCCTGCGAGGTGGTGATCATCTCCGAGACGGCTCGCAGCAGGTCGATCTCGACCGCGTCCCGAAGAAATTCGTCCACCAGCCGGGACGACATCTCCGACGCCGACACCAGCTGGATCGTAGAAATTTCACCGACGATCCGCGTCGGCGTCCAGCGGCGATGAGTCAGGTTCGTATCGGACGAGCCTTCCCCGAAGGGGCTGGCGACATACGCGCCGACCGGCGGGGTGAAATCCCCGGCATGGCCAACCGCGAAGCGACCGCCTCGCAACTCGCGCGTGATCGACTCCATCGTCGGTGCGTCCGGGACGAGAAGGGCCGATCCGTTGTCTTTCGCCATTGAAATTCTTCCCTCCCTTCCTCAGATTCCGATGTTGAGCACGCGGATTGCCGCGTAGCCGTTCGCGTCCTTCACCTCTTCGACCTTGCAGACCGGTGAGCCTGCGACCGTGGCCGAGAGATCCGTGTCGCCGCGCTTGAAGCCTGCACCGGCCGTCCAGTAGAGCACGTCGCCCAGAGCCGGGCTGAGCGCCGCCGGAAGCTTGACGTACCAGATGCGTTCCGCCGAGATCTCGCCGTCGTACGTGCGCACGGTGTCGGACGCGCCGATGGTCTTGAGCGCGATGTGATTCCACTGGTTGATCCGATAGAGATCCCCGAAGGTGATCGCCGTCGCACCGGGCGCAGTGAAACCGCCCTGGCTCGCCCGGCCGTCCGTCTTCAACTGGCCCACTGAAATTCCTCCTTTCCGTTCTCAGACGGGCTGACTCGCGAGGTAGGCCTCCACGTCGGCCTTGGTGACCCGGCCTCCATCGCCCGTTCCGGTCACCTGCGTCAGATCGACTCCCTCGGCCGCAGCCAGGTCGATTGCACCTTGGGTTGCGTTCACGTCACCGACGGCAGCCGCCGTCGGCTCCGGAGTGACGCCGTAATCCGCTGAAATTGCCGCCTCACTGCCCTCGGGCAGATTCTCGGCGTTTAGCGGGTGCTGCTCCAGCGGCATCAGCCGCGACTGGCTCGTGGTCGGATCCGGCGAACCGTAGGCCGGTGGCCCGACGACGACGGGGGCAATCTCCATTCCCTGTTCCACCTCGCTCACATTCGGGTTCAGGAGCCCGGAAGGAGCGACGGAGATCACCCCGGCGTGCGGGGCACCAAATTTCGCCGCTTCCTTCTGGGCCTCGGCCAGCGCCTCGGCATCGAACTCCACCACGTCCTCGCGCGGCTGAAGCACGAAGTCGGCCTCGACCAGGCCTGCGTCGATCCGCTCCTGCGTCGGAGTGGATTTCACACTTGTCACTGAAATTCCCTCCTTCTCTCAGCGGTTGAGACTGCGGACGCGGATCGTGCTCGTCTTCAGGCCCGGTTTCAACTCTCGCCTCTCGCCGCGCTCGCGCTCCGTGCTGGGCACAGCCGGAGGAGCACCCTCCTTCTCGGAGACGATCTCCTTCAGCTGCTCGTCGCCGTCGATCACCTTGTTGACCATCTCGGTGACCGTCTGCTCGTCGGCCTCGCTTCTGCCCGTCGGCTGAAATTCCGTCATCTCACCGATGATGATCCGGCGGGCCAGCTTCGCGTTCGGGTCGTCGGCGTCGAGCTTCTTCGATTTCAGCACCTTGTCGATGATCGCCTCGCGAATCGACTTGCCCTGGGCGCGAATGAACTCCACGGCGGATTTCAGAACGGCCACCTCGTCGGCGTCCTCCGCCAGGCCGAGGATCTTGCGCAGCGCCGGGATCTCTGCCGTCACCGGCTCGACGGCTGCGGCGGCCGTCTCCATCTCCGACAGCTTCTCCTCCAGCGGCTTGCGCGCCTCGGCTTCGATCCCCTTGACCAGATCCGGGTTGTGCGCGCGAACCTCGTTGGCAGAGAGAGCCGCAATTTCCTCTGTCTTCACCCCTCCTCCTTCCTCTTCTTCTGTCATTTCACTTGAGAGCGCACCCACGAGTCGCGCGCTCATCCCGGCCGATCTAGGCCGAGCCAGGTCGATGGACTCGATTGCGAATTTCTTTATCCGCACCCCCTGTTCGAACATCTCCTGCACGACCTTGCCGCGCCAGGAAACGTTTTTCACGCGACCCTTCTCCAGATACTCGCGCCCCTTGGTGCCGGGAAGAGCGTACGCCTTCACCGCGAGCTTCTTTCCGAGCAGCTTCGCTCCGCACCACTCCAGTTGAATTTCAGGGAATCTGTACGGGTCTTCCTCGGGAGTGATGTGCCCCAGATAGCCGACAATCGGCTCGTCCTGCGCAGCAGCGTTGATTTCAGAAGCAACTTCACCGAAAAGCTCTTCTCCCCAGTACCGCTTCGACTTCGACCAGCCCGGCTCGATGACGAAGGTGGCGAATTTCGGACTGTCATCACCGGTCGTCACACGAGCGACGATCTCCGCCGGAAGCGGCACGAGCGCAGCCGGATCGCTCGTCATCTCGGAGACGCTGATCAGGCCTTCGAACGTCTCTGTGATCGTCTCGAATTTCATCACTTGCCCTTCTTGCGCCGACCGCCGCCCTTCTTGAACGGGGCAGCCTTCTTGCCGCCGAAATTCGCGGTCTTTCCTTTCTTCGCCATCAGGGCCTCTTGATGACTGTCTTGCCCTGGTTCTGGTTGAAGAGCGTGCGCTTGATCACCTTCTGGTGCCCCCGGCTGGCCTTGCCGGGTGTGTTCGCGGATTTCCTTTCTGAGGCGGCGGAGACTTCCTGGACAGCCCCGGGAGCCTGGGACGGATCGTAGGCCGGGTTGGGGTTGTTCGTGAACTGCTCCGCCACGTCCGAGAAGGTCGCCTGCGTGCGCCCGGAGCCGAAGGTCGGGTCGGAGGTGAGCTTGTTGTACGGATCCTTGACGTAGAGGATCGTCGCTCCCTTGGTCTTCTTCCTGGCCATCAGAGATCACCCTTGCTGCCGATGTTCGTGCGGCCGATCTGCGCCCAGGCCTTTACCCGCAACCTGGCCAGCGCCATCTGCTGCATGGTCGTGTTGCCCGCTCGTGCCGAACTGGTAGCCCCCGGCGCGGCCTCGACCGGGCCGGAGCCGCCGAACTGCGTCCCGAACGGCTTCACCCTGAGAACTCGAACCATGAAATTCCTCCTATCCTCGTGCCCGTTTGATCCGCACGTTGCTGCCCGCCGGAAAGCCCCCCGACGCGGCATTGAGGCCGCTGCGCTTCAGTTCCTTCAGATGCCTGATCGTCGGCATGCGCACCACCTTGACCGGGCCTGTCCAGGGCATCAGAGTGCTCCTCTCCGGAAGCGGCCGTAGAAGCCGAGTGTCGGTGAAATTCTGGCGATCAGACGGCCGCCACGCTCGATCAGCCGTTGGGTTGGGCCGCCGATCTTCACGCTTCCTCGCCCTCTGCGGACTCGTCAGCCGACTCCTCTTCTTCCGTGGACTCCTCTTCGGCAGACTCCTCTTCGGCGGACTCTTCCTCGGCCGCTGCCTCTTCCTGCTCCGACTCCGGCTCCATCGGCGTCTCGGTCATCTCTTCCTCCTTCTTCTCCGGGCGGCCCGCCGCCGACCAGCGGCGGCAAGCCTCGCCATCTTTCTAGCCCCATATTTCTTTCTTCCCGCAGCCGCTGCGACAGCCCTGGGATTTCGCGCGCCGCTGCGTCGTGCCGAAGCGGTCACGGCCTTGAAGCGCTTGCCCGAACCTAATCTCGGTTTCCTCCGTCTGCGTGCCATTTCATCTTCTTCTCCTCCTGCGGCCGACCGAGGCGGCAAGCTGCTTGGGGCTTCGCTTGCCCAGCAGCTTCCGGCGCGAGGACTTGACCACTCGCAATTTCCTTCTACGGCCGGTACGCGGAATCTGCGCTCGCGTCCTCATTCGTTTCGTCCTTGTGGCCCGCCCTGCACCGGCACGGGCCGCCCTTGTGAAATTTGTGGCGTCGGATCCGGCTCCGACTTCTCGCTCGCGTTCGATCCCATCACCGGCAGGAACTGGCGCAGCATGCTCTGATACGTCTCGTCTGAAATTTCTCCGCGCTGACGCGCTACCTCCAGGCCCATCACCAGCTGCTGGAAGGCCTGCATCTGCACGACCTGATCGTCCACGCGAATCGCTTCCCAGGAAATTCTAGGCCTGGTCGGCACCAGATCCCTGGAGGCGAGGATCATCTTGCAAAGCTCCTGCACCGGCTTCTGGAAATTCTTGCGCTTCCGGTTCACCTTCTTGACGAAGGGAACGGTCTGCGCGTTACGGTCGGAGTTGGCCGAGCCCGAATCGACGCGCATGAACGCCCACTCCGGCGTCTGCGAGGCGATGCAGATGCAGTCGATCAGAAATTCCAGCAAGACCTTGGAGTCACCGAGGATCGAGCGCGCCTCCAGGAAGGTGATCTCCTCGTCGGTGGCGACGAAGAGAATTTCCCGCCCCTGCCAGGAGATCTGGCCCCTGGGGGTGATCTGCCCTGTCGCCGGATCGACCGCCTCCGGGAAGTTGTTCTTGACGAAGGGAGTGATGTCGTGCAATTTCAGCACGACCTTCGGCGTCGAGTGGTAGCTGTGCGCTTGCAGCGACTGGGTGAGCACGTCGTGGAAGGCGTTGATGAAGGGGATCACCGTCTCGAATTCCGAGATCCCGCCTTGCAGCGCCGCGTCGTACTCGTTGTACGCCTCCAGCAGCGGCACGAAGCCCCAGCTGTTGGCCGCGCCTAGCTCATCGAGAAATTTGTCCTCGTTCTGGTCGTAGAAGGAGTAGCGCTGGCGGTCGATGATTTCGAGTACGTCGTGCTCCTCCGTCGTCGGGTCGATTCCCTGCGAGACGCTGCCCTTGTTAGTGACGAAGAGCATCCTGCGCCGAATTACAGCCCGCTCGATGATCTTCTTGTTGCGCGGGTTGCGCTCGAACTCGACCAGATCGGGCGGGATGATCTCCAAGACCCCGTGCTCGGCCTCGTCCACCGTCATCAGCGGGTCGAAGATATCCGGGCGCAGCAATTTCACCACGACCTTGGAATCGCGCATCCCGTCCCGGAACAGCTGCTGAATTTCATCAGCCCAGAAGTCTTGCAGACACTCGTTCAGGAACTCCGTCTCCGCCTCGTTGTCCGTCGCCGCTCGCGGCAGGCCCATGAAAGCGACCTGGAGATCGACAATCGGCTTGGCGAAGGAGGCACCGAGCGCGTTCTGGCCGCTGTTCATGTACAGCTGGCGGCAGTAGTCATAGTTGACGACGGTGCCCTCCAGCGCCGGGTGCGAAGTCGGCCAGAAGTGGAGGCCGAAGCGCCAGCCGCTCCAGCCGCGAATGCTGGAAATTCCGGTGCTCACCCAGGGGAAGAGCACCCTGGTCGCGTCCAGCACCTGCTCGCCCAGCGCACGCGGAATTTCACGTAGTCTCGGCATCGCTCTCTCCCTGGCCAGCGGCCAGCAGTTGCTCCAGCTGCTCGATCATCTGCGCCGCCTTCTCCTGCACCTCGACCGGAGCCTCGCGCAACGCCTCCACGATCCCGTCGTCCGTAAAGGTGGTTTTCTCCTCGTTGATCGTGTGCCGCTCCTGGCGCGAGGCCTTGGGCAGCCCGGCCCGGTCAAGAATTTCACCGGCGGCCTGGAGGATGTACTTGTCGTCGTCGGTGCGGCGCATCACGTCCACCAGCGCCTGCACCGCCTCGATCATGTAGCCCTGCAAGAGGTTGAGCGCGGCCTGGGGCAAGGCACGGCGTAGCTCGACCAGCCGCTCCTGCACCTCGACCAGGGCGAGGAACTCGCGCACCTGGCCGCGAGAGAGCCCGATCACCTTGCCCATCTGCGTATTCGAGTAGCCCGCCAATTTCAGGACAATCAGCGTGTCGATCACGTGCGGGATCTCACCCGGCAGCAAATTTCTGCGCTTGTTCAGATCGACCTTGTAGCGGCGCTTGACCGCCGCCACCTGACGCTTGGCCTGAGCGGCGCGCACGTCCGGTGTCGAGGCCCGACGCGGCCCTTGCGAGCGCTGGGGAGCCGTCATCGCATCACGCTCGTGTTCAAGGCCCGGGAGAACTCCGCCGGGACGGAGAGCGTCGGCTGTAATTGCGCCGCCACGCTGGCGAACATGCCCGCGTGGTGCCAGTGGTCGGGATTGCGGTTCTTCTTCCAGCGTGCCATCACGATCCCTCTCGTGTTCTCCTCCTCGACGCGCACCAGTTGCAGCAGCTGGTGGTAGAGGCCGTTGTACGGCTTGCGGGGCATGATCTCGCCCAGGTCGCGGGCGTCGGCAGGGAGAATCGCATTGCCGTTGATGAAATCTGCGATGAACGTGTCCAGGGCCATGTTGCGGTCGATGTTCACCCGCCCCGCCTCACCGGCGCGCAGCGGATGGTAAGTGGCCATCTCGCTCGCCTGGTCGCGGTCGTCCGAGAAGCCGAGGCGCAGCTTGCCGTGGTATTTCATCGCAAGCTCGTGCGCCTTGTGCTTCTCCGGGTGGGCGTCGATGATCCCCGTCCAGGAAGCGAGCGAGCCGAGGAACCTGTCCAGGTCGTCGAAATTTCGAAAGATGCGGGCATTCCAGAGCAATTTCTGCTTCTGGGGGCTGAAGTGCCAGCACCAGACGTGCAGCACGCTGCCGATGTCGATCCCCACCGCCACGTAGGAGTTGGGGATCCCGCCCAGCGTGTAACCGCTGCGCCTGCACTTGTCCAGAAGCTCGACCGTGATCTTGTCCCCCTCGGCCGTGAAGGCGCGGCCCATGTTCTGGTTCCAGAAATTCCGCAGCCTGCGCATGTCGCGCTGGCCCATGAAATAGCCCTTCATAATTTCATGCAAGGGCTGCGTGGGCGAGTTGAACTGGGAGACGTGGTAGCCGCGCAGTGCCCCGTCCGGCTTGAAGGGAGTCCAGCGCCCGCTGCCGTTCATCTCCGGGCGCTGCGAGTCAGTAAGCAGCTGCTGGCAGAAGGCGCACTCCAGCACGCAGTCGGCGGCGGAGTCGCCTAATTTCAGGTTGTTGTAGTCGAGATCCGGCTCATTGAAATTCAAGACCTGATAGCGACCGCAGTGCGGACAGGGAACTTCCCAGCGGTGCTGGTCGGTGGCGTCCCAGGCATCCTCCGAGTAGACGCCGTAGCCATCGACGGTAGGCGTGGAGAGCACCAACAGGTGCCGGACGGTGGAGCCGTCCATGCGGTGGCGGGCGATGTCCAGATTTTCATCGACCATCCGGTCGCGCTCGTCCCAGACCTCGAAATCGACCGGCACCTCGTGCAACTCGCGCTCGATGTTGGTACCGCGAATGTAGAAATTCGCCCCCTCCACCGTCTGCTTGTGCAGCCGGTTGTCCACGGAGGCGAAGGCGGCGGTCAATTTCGGGCTGGACTCGATCACCGGATCCACCCTGGCCTGCACGAAGGGGATCGCGCCCGTCTTCAGCGGCAGCAGGTAGAGGCCGTTCCACTTGCGCTCGACCACGTTGTGCAGCGTGCGGGTGATCGCCGTGACCGTGTAGGCCATCTGCGCCGCTTTGGGGCAGTAGATCTCCGGCGAATAGTCGCGAATGATCTGGCGAACATACTCGCGCCCCTTCAGGCTGAAATCCCTAGCATCTACCCTCAGCCCCATACCAGTAGCCCAGTCATCCGCCCGCGCCAGGGAACGAATTCTGTTCGGAGGCCTGCCGTTGCTCGGCAGTTGCGGCTTGGAAATATGGGCGTCGGCTGATGAAATTTGCGGCTGCTCTTCGGGCGCGGGAACGCTGTCCCGGCCGACTCTAGCCGCTCGGGTGCCGCACTCTCCATCGGCGGGTAGCCGCCCGGAAGCGCTCAGGGTCAGCTACATACCGCTGTCGCTTCGCATCCCGCACACAAATCCGACACCGCCCCTGCGAATCCCAGTCCTGGTAACCATGAAAGTGGCAGCCATAGCCATTGTGAAGATGACTATGGCTTAGATGGCTAATTTCAACGAGATGCTCAACATTTACGCAGAGACGGTTTTCACAAGAATGATGAAGCTCTGTTGGAAACGTCCCGTAAGTCAAAGCCCAGGCAATACGATGAACTTTCACAGGTCGAAAGTGACCGGTGACGGCCTTGAAAGAAATTTGGCCATAACCTTGATCAGTTGGTGGGCCAAGCCATTCACGACAGCCCGATTCACACCAAGCCGTCCTGGCCCAAAACATTTCAGGTGTATTGGCCATCAGCCGCAGCCCTCTATTTCAGCACCCAGATAGTCCACGTCCCGGTAGTCCTGATCGAACTTCCTGGAGCGAATTTCAGCTTTTTTCGCCGCCCGGGAGACTCGCTCCCGTATAAGCTGCCTGTAGGCCGGGTAATTACGCAGCCAGTAAAGAGCCATTTCCCTGTCTAGCTGCTCCAATTGCTCCAATTGCTCCAGCTGCTTTTGCTGGCTGTCATGCGCGCCTGCACGCGAGCGTTTAATATGCGCCGTTTCCGCCAGCCGCTCGGCGTGCAGCTTCGCGGCCTGCCGGGAGGGGCGATAGCCCTTGATCCCGCTCACTTGGGCGGCACGATCTCGGTCACTTCCTGATCGGCGGGAACGGGTAGCTCGCGGTGCTCCTTCGGGTCGAAAAAGAAATAAAGCGTCTCGTAGACCCGGCCCGCCATGCCGCGCATCTTCTGATCCCCGTGCAGGGTCGTGTAGAGGGCCATCATCTCCGCCGCGCCCACCAGCCTGCCGACCATGAACTGAAATTTCGGATCCTCACTCAGATCCCGCATCTCACGCATCCTCATAAATTTCATGTCATCCTCTCACTCGGGAGTCCGCTGACAGCGTCGGGGGTTGGCCAGGGCGAGCGTGAAGCGCCAGCGCTCGTACAGGTCGGGGTTGTTCTGAAGCGCTGGCCCCAGCACGACCAGGATGCGGCTGATGATCCGGTAGGTCTGCTGGCAGGCTCGTAGCTGGTTACGTTCGATCTGATCCTGCTGCTGACGCAGTTGCACCTGGGCGAGGATCACCGCAGCCGTGAAGACGACGATCCAGATGGACAACCAGCCCCAGCGGGTGAACTTCAGTCTCCACCAGCCCCGCTTTGCGTCCAACTCATTGTTATCGGCAACCCGCACAGCGCCAACCCCGCAAGTAGAAATTCGATGTGGTAGGGACGGCTGAGAAGCTCGGTGACGGCGAACTCGGCGCAGATTAGCCCCATGCCGAAAGTGAGCAGGATCTTCTGCCGCAGCAGCTTCCAGTCGCGATGATGCGCGGGCCTGCGTGGAGCCGGTTTACGCGCTGGCTTGCGGGCCGGTTTAGCTGCGGGTTTCTCGTCTGCCATCCCAGGAAGGGGCGCAGTGAAATTACCTGCGCCCCGCAGATCAGGGTCTAGACCTCGAAGAAGACCCTACAGGCCGGATTCGGTGTCGCCACCGCCGTGTCGCCCTGCCCCGAGAGCGTCACGTCGGCGTAGCAGACCGAGGCCAGCACCAGCCGCTGTCCGTTCGGGCAGCTGAAACTGCCCGCGTCGGGTGGGCCGACCGTGATCGAACCTGTGGTCTGGCCGTTGCGTACAGGAAATTCACCGCTGCCCGAGACGGGGCCGTTCACCGTCTCCTTGTTCGCCGCCTGGGGATGGTTGTTGCCGCCGTTGATGCAGGCGTAGACGGCGGTCGCGTCGGCGGAACAGGAAATCGAGGCCACCGGCACGTCTCCCAGCCCCGCCTCCTTGAACGTGCAGACGAGATTTCCGGCGTTATCGACGCTCGCCTGCGCCCGCAGGAAGTGCGGACTGGCGGCGGATGCCGCAGAGACTGCACTGAGCGCGATCAGGGCGACGCTCAGCAGGAGAAGCAACAGCCTAGGCATTTCATCTCCTTCTTGTTCGAGTACGACCCCTCGGATGCGGCCCTTTCTGAAATTCTCTGCGCCTCTACCTCCTCTCCTCAACCCTGGCGCAGGGCGTGGATCTGCAAGTCCTTGCCGTTGGCCCTGAAGACGGCCTTCAGGT